CAGTCGGCGAGCGGACGGCTATGGGATTGTCACTCTTCGTAAGACATCTCACCGTGTTCATCGATTAACGTATGAGATCGCTAAGGGTTCTATTCCTGTCGGCTTAGAAATCGATCACCTTTGCCGTCATAGATGGTGCGTCAGGCCAAGTCATCTTGAGGTTGTGACTCACCATGAGAATGCTTTGCGAGGCGACCGTCACACGAAAATCTTCTGTCCGCGTGGGCATCGCTTTACCCCAGAGACCACTTATGTGAAGTCCACCACAGGGCATCGCGAATGCCGAATCTGTATTCAGCTGCGGAATCGTGCGCGATGCAGATGAACAAGGCTGCACATCGTCATCTTCCAGGGGATTCTGGAACCCCCTACTGCGTGGGGTGCAAGCAGCGGTTGAAGTTCGGGACGGATCATAATGGTGGGACGATCCAGTGGTGTCAGTGCGGGACGTTCGAGTTGGCGACGATCAGGCTTCCCGCAGTTGCGGCGAAATCGCACCGTGGCAGCACCAACGATCGGGATTGTCTCCGGTATATGCACCGTGGGCGTTAAATATCATCACGGGGATTCTGAGTCTCGAGTCCAAGCACGATGCGCCCAGCTCTACGCAGCCGTCGGCGGCAAGGTGCTCTGGCTCAGTCAGCGGAGGCCGAGCGGCCAGTCTCCGGGGTTACCCGACTTGCTGGTGATCTTCCGCGGCAAAGCCCTCATATGGCATGAAGCCAAGCGTCCCGAGGTCTTAAAGCACAAAGGCCAAGGCCTGAGCGAGGAGCAGGCGGAGATGCGTGCCCTGCTTGCGGGGATACCCGGGGTGCGGCATGTTCTAGGCGGCTTTGACGAAGCCTGGCAAGCGCTGCAAGACCTAGGCTTCATGGTCACTGGACTTTCCAAGGAGGCATAAAATGCTCGCATTGTGGAAGTTTAGGCTTCGGCTGTGGCTGATCTGGAAGCCTTGGCTCAACTGGTTGCCGTTCCGACTATGGCGCGGCTGGAAGAATCGTCATCAGGAGGCTGCGGTTTCGGGGTTTGCGCCTCTCGCACAGACTTCAAACGTCGAGAATGTCGGTGTTGCTGACGTGTATGAGGACCGCTGGCCCTCTTGCTAGTGCTGTGCGAGTTTCATAGGTTAGCCCTATGCCTCTCAACTACGGCAAATCCAAAGCCGCGCGGCAGCAGAACGTCGAGACGGAAATCGCCGCCGGCAAGCCTCTCAAGCAGGCTGTAGCCATCTCGTATGCCGTGCAGCGTCGTGGGAGGCCCAAGGAACCCACGTTGATCGAGCACATGCAGAGCCATCTGAGCCCCAAAGGCAAGTTCCGTGGCAACCGCGGGCCAGGACCGAAGTAATGGCCACAAGGCGTGCGAAGCGGTTTGGACGTTGCCATACTGATCCGCAGCGAGGCTGGAATAAGCAGGGCGAACACGTCTTTCAAGGACGGCTCGCTGCGGCGCGATATGATGCCTTCAATAGCTGGCTGATCGCTTCAAAGGCGCCGGAACTTGTCCAGAAAGATGCAGTTACGGTCTTACCGTGCGCGTGCGGCTGCACCCGAGCTGTACAGTCCGATATCCTGCGTTGTCGTCGGTGTGCACATCTTAGCGGAGAGGGATTGGCTGGATGAGGACCATAGTTATGAGGATATTCGGGAGTACATGGGTCAGTTAGCTGCCGCCATTCGGGCGCTCCGCCACCGCGAAGCTGCTCGGCATTTTAAGGAGTTATGTAATGGCCGCTAAGCCTATCGAGCGATTCGTCAAGCAACAGATCCAAGAGCAAGGCGGCTGGCCGCGTATCCTCGAGCGCATCGCCTCTGGTGAGACCATCACCAGCATTGCCGCAGGCTTCAAGCGCCCCGATACTGGGCTGTCCATCAGCCTCGGTTTCTTCTCGCGGCTGCTGCACCAAGACCCCAAACGCTCTGAAGCCGTCATGCCAGCTCGCCTCGCCGGCGCTGATGCACTCGTAGACAAAGCCATCGACCTGGTCAACGACTGCCCAGCCGATCGGGACCAGATCGCCAAGGCTAGAGTCCAAGCCGATGTACACTTGAGAGTCGGCGCACTGCGTGATCCCATTCGCTTCGGTGAACGCAACCACCCAACAGTCCAGATCAATGTCGCCTCTCTTCACCTCGATTCCCTCAGGACTCGCACTGCCGAAGTCCTTCCCGCGCTATCCAGCGGTGCAGACAACGGGAATCAAGACTCGCAAGCGCGTGTGGGAAGCGCAGCGTAGTGTCCAGCAGCCCGAATCCTGCACGATCTCCCTCCTTGGGTAGCGCAGTGGCCTCGAATTCCGATCGTCGCTCTCCTGGGCGCTGGACGACGATTTCAGCCCCCCTCGCAAACAAAGCCCCCGGGTGGACGACAGCGGTACTCCAGAGATATCCTCTCCTAAATTTTCCGGATTATCGGGTAAGGCGTGTAGGGCTTTGGACTATAAGCGACAGTATGGTGAGCACGGGGTGGTGTCGCTAGTGTGGGAAAACGCGGGGTTAGAGAAGTGACAGTGACAGCGGAGGAGATTCACGTGCTGCACTGGCTGCCGGACGGTCGGATGATGCGCATGATGTATCCATCGGACTACCGGAAGTGCCTGCACTGCGGGGCGCATAGGCCGACGGAGTACCGGTTCTGCCCGACCTGCGGGGGCGAGCCGCCGGACATGCTGATATGAAAGCCCAAGCCTCGGATCTGGTGTCGAGCCAGTTTGTGGACGGGGTGTCGTGTACGGACTGCGGGAAGCTCTTGGTGGCACCGGGAGGGTTGGAACTCGAGGAGCTGTGGGAACGGGAGCGGGCGTTCTTGGAGCATGGGACTGGGGTACCGGACGAGCGATGCTGGTGGGTGTGGGAGATCATCTGTGAGGAGTGCGCGGAATGACGGCAGCCGCACAGAACCCCTTCCTCGAGTTTCGAGCCCGCTATCAGGACCATGCGGAGTTGTTCGTTCGGGAAGTGCTGGGGTTTCCCAGCGTCGAAGAACAAGCCGACGGCAAGGATATCTACCCCTGGCAACGAGAAGCCCTCGCAGCCTACGACCGGAAGTCTCCCCGCATCTCGATCCGGTCGGGCCATGGCGTCGGCAAGACGACCCTCTTCGCCTGGCTCGGCTGGCACCGCATCCTGTTCCGGTTCCCCCAAAAGACGGGGATCACCGCCCCATCGGAAAAGCAGCTCTTTGATGCGCTGTGGGCGGAGTTCGAGACGTGGGGCAAACGCCTGCCGCGGAATCTCCGGGGACTGGTCGAGATCAAAGCCGACTCCGCGGAACTCGTAGCCGCTCGCTCGGAAAGCTTCATCAGCATCAAGACCGCTCGTGCTGAGCAGCCTGAAGCCTTGCAGGGCCTGCACAGCGAATGGGAACTGCTGCTGATTGACGAGCCGTCCGGGGTGCCCGATGCCGTCTGGGATGCCGCGCAGTCGAGCTTGACCGGTCCGCATCCCATGGTCGTGCTTGGGGGTAATCCGATCCGGGCTTCTGGTTTCTTCTTCGAAACCCACAATCGCCTCAAGGACGACTGGTGGACCCGTCATGTTTCTCGGGGCGAAATCGCAGACCTGGAGACGGACACCTACGCCTTAGGACAGGAGCACCAAAGTGGCGGACGACACACGAATCTGTATCGAGTGCGCGTGCTCGGTGAGTTTCCCGTCTCCGAAGATGACGTGCTCATCCCCTTCGACCTCGTCGAACCCGCCCTCTCGCGGGATATCCAGGTCCCGAGAACGGCACCGGTCGTCTGGGGTCTCGACTGCGCCCGCTTCGGAAGCAACCGGAGCGCACTGGCAAAACGACAAGCTCACCAGTTGCTAGAGCCAATTCGTTGGTGGGCCAAACTCGATACCATGGACGTAGCAGCTCGGGTGAACGTCGAGTGGGAAACCTGTCCTCCCGGCCTCCGTCCCGTCTGCATCTGCGTCGATGAGATCGGCATCGGCGGCGGCGTCGTGGACCGCTTGAAGCAGCTCGGCCTCCCCGTCCGCGGCATCAACGTCGCCGAGACTCCGGCCCTGAAGAACGTCGAACGCTACGACAATCTCCGCACTGAACTCGGGTTCGCCGTGCGGAAATGGTTCGAGGAACGGACCTGCAAGATCCCCGAGTACTACCGCAAGCCAAAGGACGGGGACGACTTCGTGGGCGAGATGTGCAGGATCAAGTATGACTTTCAGCCCCGATCGGGGAAACTGAAGTTGACCCCCAAGACCCAGATCAACTCGCCCGACCTGTTCGATGCCTTCGCGTTGACCTTCGCCGTGGATGCGATCAGTCTGGCCCGGGGCCG